CGGTGACGGTTGCTGATCTCCACTCGGTTGTATGGCTCTCTGAGCCAGTCTTCGTTTGTACTTTCATTGCTTTCATTTTGCATTCCTTCTTTGCCACTAGTTTGTCTAGTTCTCCTTCCAAGATAACAAGACGGTCAACGAACCATTTAACACCCCTTTCAATTTCGCGTAGGCAAGCAGCGATTTGGTTTTTTACTGTACGGATTTGAAAAGAAAGTGTAGTAGCCATTGCCTTGTTTCCTTTGTGTTTTCTGTATATGAATAATATAGTCTATCCATTAACAATATGTCAACCTTTAGGATAAGCTATTTTTGATGTTATTTCAATAAAACGACAACTCCACATTTTCTTGTCATTGGTCTGCCCCAGTCGTCTTTATAATTTTCCGTTATGTCAATGCTTATACTCGTTTCTGTTTTGTTTACTATAAAATAATTTTTTCTGCCAATTCTACCTTCAGGTAAGCCACTAGCTAAAAGTGCCTTAACTCCTTTAATTTCAGTAGCCGTTACGTGACTATTATTCTTACCTTTTATTGATTTAACTTGATTCTTGGTTGTTGTAGTTGCTGCTTCTGTTAATTCTTTGTTTAATCCTTCTAACTTATCTTCTAGAATAACTAACCTATCAATATAACTTCTTATTCCTCTATAAATTTCCCGCAAGCACGCCGCTATCTGTTTATTTAAAACAAGTATTTTAAATCTAATTTCTTGAATTAAACTTTGTTGTTTTTTGCTTATTGTAGTAGTCATTGCCGTGTCCCTTGTGTTTTGTGTATATGAATAATATAGTCTATCCATTAATAATATGTCAACTACTTTTTTCTTAATTTTATACTGAATTTTAAAATATTTATTTGATACAGAGTGACTAGCTACTTACAATAAAAAACATCCAGTTGTCTGGATGCTTATTTTTTAGAAGGGTAGATTTTCTGGGGTTATTGACTGTTTATCTTTTTTCATTTGCCTTAACCAAGGTCTTAAGTATCGGCAATTTGTTATTTTTTGTTCCTCTTCTTCAGAGAAATCTTCTAACCAGCATCTTATGTCTTGACCTTCTTTCCAAAAAGACCTGCGACAAACCTCCGCTATTGCCTCGTCTAAATCACTCGTCTCTATCAAGTTCCTGTTCATTGTCTCGTAGCTGTAGCCCTTTTTTATTAAGACTTCATCTACAGAAGTGCCGTCAAGACATAATAAATAATTTGAATGCTTGATAGAAAAATCTAATAATTTAACGTCTTTTTTGTCTTTATAAATCTCCTTTATTTCGTATCCGTGTTCCTTTAATTTTATCTGTACTAGCTTTGCTACAAATTTTTGGTATGCTGTGAGTTCTTCTTTACACCATGCCAGGTTAAAATTTGTAACCATTGTCTGTGTCTCCTGTTGTTTATTTGTTTTTCCTTACATAATTAATATAGTCTATCCATTAATAATATGTCAAGGGTTTTAAAAAATATTTTTTTTGGCATTAAAAAACCCTGAGTTAATCAGGGTTTTAGCTTTATTAAAATTTTATATTTTCTGGCTTGAACAATCCGTTCTCTACAGTTTTACCTAACGCTACTAAATTTTCTCCAGTGTACTGCTCTAAATAAACTTTTATTTCTCCAGGTAAAAAACCAGCCTCTAACATCAATAGTTCAACGCTACGTTTATTGGAAATATGCCAAGTGATGATTGCATTGTTGGCTCTATAAGCCCCTGACTTGAAGTGGACTACCCAATACCCGTCATCGTGCTTATGTTCCCAAAAATAATCATCAAGTAACTGTCTTTCATACCAAGGAATTGTTCCTCGGTAAAGTTTGCCAAACTCGTCACCTTCTGCTAATTTTTCATATTTTTCTAGTAGAGCGATCGCCTTCTTGATTTGATTTTCTTTTAATACTAACTTTTTGTCAAATAATCTACCGTTTAATTCTACTAATGCCATTGCCTTGTTTCCTTTGTGTTTTGTGTATATGAATAATATAGTCTATCCATTAATAATATGTCAAGGGTTTTAAAAAATATTTTTTTGACATTAAAAAACCCTGACTAGGTCAGGGTTTCAGGCTTATTCCGCTTGTTTCTTTTCGGCATATTTACGCCGCATATACTCCCGCTTGGCTTCTCGTTGCTTCTCCAGTTGCTCTGGAGTCATACTTTGCTGCCACTTCCTTTTGCGGGCTTTCCCTTTTTCTGTGGCGTCGTATCGTGCTTGGGTTTCTGGATCGTAACTCATGGCAGTCCTTTGATAATTATATATTTTATATAGTCTATCTAGCACTCCTTGTCAATGAATAGCGTATACAGAAATACTAGGAAATATTTTTAAATTAAGTATAGACTATATTAATTATATAAAAGACAAAGGAAACACAACAATGACTACCTATAAAGAGTATTTGACTTGGAATTATGACAAACTAGAAGCAGAGTATACAAGACAAGGCTTCTATTCTCTGACTACTTTTCTGTTGGCACAGAAGAACAAAACTAATGTAATTAAAAAATCTAATAAACATAAAGTAAAAGTTTCAGACATCAAATCTGGGCATTGTGTGGGATTCACAAAGGAAGGCTATTCCATAATTGCTGGCAAGAAACAAACTAAGGGTATTATTAAAATTTACTATGCAATATATGATCCTAAACTGTATACACCTCTTGTTACCAAGAATTTTCCATCGGTAAAACTGATGGTTGATGAAATAAACACGATATTAGATGAAGAGAAAACAGAAGAACTTGCTTGGTGGTGAGTATCTATCCACAACACAAAAACCGCTTAGACACCAATCTAAGCGGTTTTTGTGTTATATTAGTAATATTCCTGTTGAACTCTCACAAATTCACAGAGAATGTAAAACGCCCCATTGGGGCGTTTTTGGTTTATGTCATCAATTGATGAATCGCCTTTTTAGCGTAATCAAAAAACACATCAATATTCTCACAAGGGTCTATGTGATCAGCCGCAATGCTGTAATAATGTCCGGCATTCGCTATATCTACAGCCAAAATGCCACCATTGGGGCATAAATATTTTATTGTCCAATTATTGTAAGTATCTGTTCTTCTAGCGTAACCCAAATCAAAATCAAACTCTGATTTAGAGATTGCAACTATGCAAAAATCTGACGCAATTAAACTCATATTCTCATCCTTGAACTCTCACTTTTATATAATACATTAATAACCCAAAAATGTCACTAAAAGTATTTTATGCCTAACTACAAAGTACGATATGGCAACATCAAAAAATACAAGAAACGTTGCCACAAAGCACACCTCAGAACTCATGGGATTTGTGCTGTATGCTTAATTAATAAATCCGAACAAATCCATCACTCCAGTTATCGCAAGTCGGGAGATAGGTACGGGATTAACATTTTCCCAACGTGCAAACATTGTCATCTTAATGTCTGTCATAGTCTTAAAAATTGGATTATTCACCCTACAGAACCGGAGTGGAAAAATCACAACACTCCGGCATTTACCAAGATGCTACAGAGGAATTACAGGAAGATCCAAAGATATTATGCGGAAAATTCCTAGCGTATTAATAGGCTAAGGTTTTCCGATGGAATTACAAGACTTTAACTAAACCAGGATACTTAGATTCTAGATACTGAGGGAGTAAAGCAGGCTTATATTTTTGCTCCAAAAAATACCTAAAATATTCCAATTCTCTCATCTGATAACACCAAGGATTACAGTATCTACCATCGGGAAAACGGTATTTAAACTTGATGCGATCGCCACTCCAGTCTTTATCTTTGCGGTGGTTAGACCAGTGAATACCGATAGAACCATCTAATAAGTCAGCTTTATCAACAGGATATCTGAGCTTTTGTTCTACCCATATAAGCAGATTTGCGGATTCATGCAATACGCACCAATAACCAATGGGTATTTTATTAGCGTCATCAAACATTGATTCTACTCGTTGAGTATACGCGCCCAATCTCTGGGGTTGCTTAGTTGCCGAGTAAGATCCGGTTTCACGAATACTTGGTAATACTTCCTCAAATACCCATTTCTGAAAAACTTTAGCAGATGGAAGTTTAGATCCAAATACCAATTGATAGATACCAGCTTCTTCTAGTACGGTCACAGACTGCATTCCACCAGGTGTTACCATTTTGGTAACACCTTTGTATTCACTGTCAACCTTAGTGGAGACTGTCTTAGCCGGGTTGGCATAACCTAATATAGCTGCGACATCGTTAGCAACAGGTTTACCATCAATAAAACGAATGGGTTGCGAATCAAACTGAAAAACTGCTAAATTATTCATGTGACCTCTTACTAGGTTAATTCCCCTGCGGACTCGGTGTTGTCAGCACCATCCGGCGAGGGGATTACATGATAATTATAACACACTTATAGGTATTTCGGATAGTTGCGTTATGGTTTCGATAAGTAGACTACAACCACTGCTCAATAACAGCTTTTGCAACTTGTTCGGTCATGCGTGGTGGCACACTCATTCCTATCATGTATTTGCCTATCTTATCGGTTTTAGCTTGGTAATCGTCAGGGAATGAGCCAAGACGTTTATATTCGCGGTAGGTCAATCTTCTAGGCTCTGACCAATGAGTAAAGTTTGAATGAGAGCTTGTTATTGTACATGATGGAACTAAATTGTTTAATTTGTAGTTATTAAACCAGGCATGTTTTTTAAATATCTTTGAATGTGCAACATCTAAAAAATTACCTTTGGGTGTGTTGTTCCACAAGAGCAACTCTCTATCACTTACTTTATTATCCCTAATTTCATCATCAGTAAGTACCTGTAAATCACTTGTAGCCTCACCAGCACTAATCCATCTAGATTTGGGAGCTAACACCAATTTAGGTTTATTAATATCATCACGTAACGCAATAAAAAATACCCGTTCTCGTTTCTGTGGCACTCCACAATCAGCAGCATTAATCAAGAATAATTGAGGTTTATATCCAATTTTCCTAAACCTATCAATTATCATTTTGCAGTAACCTTTAGCGTTACCTTGCAACATACCTTTAACATTTTCAGCTATGGCAACTCTAGGCTTTAGATGCTCAACTAAATCCAAATAATCAAAGAATAAATCATCTAAAACCTGTTCGGCTTGACCTTCCCTAAAATGCTTTTTCTTACCCCATGCTTTCTCTCTACTACCTGCCATTGAGAACGTACTGCATGGAGGCGAGCCATCTAATATGTCTAAATGATATAATTCATCGGGCAATTTTGTCTTAATTAAGTCTTTAATAGGACACAGAAAATAATGTTTAGGTTTGAGGTTTAGTTTGTAATGATAAGCCATTTCAGAGTCAATATCATTAGCGGCAATTACGTCACAACCTGCTAATTTATAACCCATAGAACTCCCACCACCACAGCTAAAAGTTGACATAACTTTTAATCCGTTCTGTGGGATGTCTTTTAAATCTTTTAAGTACCACGCTATAGGATTGCTCATTCTTTACTATTAAACTCAAAACCACATTTAGGACATTTATGTTCAAAGTCAAATTCGTCTACATCAACCTCTTTAGACGATGATTCTGGTATATTTCCATCCCCACCACTGCCACATTCACCATCCCCATCATCCTTTTGCACATCATCCAAAAAACTTAACTCCAGTTCACCAAACCCAGTCAAACTTAGCTCAAAATCCTCCTCTTGCAAAAACTCAAAATCAATCTTCAGTAGTTCCGGGTCAAAGCCGGTATTCATTGTCAGCTTATTATGCGCCAGCCGATAAGCCACCTTTTGAGCATCGGTCAACCCCGTCACCTGAATTACGGGAATAGTCTTATCACCACGTTTTTTAGCTGCCAATAGCCGACCATGACCTTCTAGTAATTCACCCTTCTCATCCACTGCCACCGGGTCGAGAAACGTAAACTCTTCTATAGAATTGGCTATCTGTTCCACATGGGAATCAGGATGTAGCTTTGCGTTATTCGCATAAGGGCTTAAACGCTCAATATCCCACTCTTCTATTTGGCTTCGTTTAATAGTCATGTAATTACAGGTAAAATTTAATGCAATTTTAGCATGAGAAAAATATTTT